TACAAATAATATACAAATAATATACAAATAATATATTTATGATTTATAAATAATATCCATATAAAGAGCTAATAACATAGGAAATTGCCATGTAGAAAACATATCTACATATGTTTTATTTTTAAATATTGTAATATCAATTAAAAAATACAAACTCATTAACAATGCCCCTAAAAGGCAAAACTGGAAAATATACTTCAAAATAACAGTATCCATTAATATTATATAAATAAATAATATTAATTATATAATTTATACAATTTATACAATTTATACTAATATTCTAAAAGTTGTATATTCAGTATTTTATTTGGTTTATACCGCAAAATATCTAATTCCTTTTTTGTAGTAGGAAAATCAGAACTACCATATATATCTTGAAGCAATAACCATTCAAATAATCCACCAGGATATATATATACATTATAGAAACCAAGTGATGTAAGTTGATTATATTTTATATATACTTTTTCATCATTACAATTCTTACCATATATAATTATTTTTACATGTTTATTTCCTTTAATAATTAATTGATTTATAATCCCCTCTTCTTTATTTATATTTAATGTATTAGGTAATAAACAATCTTGTTCTTCTTGTGTAAGCGTATTAATAGTTATGTGAATTTCAGAATTTTTTATTACATACTGTATATCTTCATAATTTACTTTTCTTATAGATTGCGAATTTCCCATATTTAATTATCTAAATAAATATTTAAACTTTTATTTATCTATTTATCTATTTATCTATTTATATATTTATCTATTTATCTATTTATCTATTTATCTATTTAATAATATAAAATTAGATAGATATAAAAATAAATAAAATTAAATAAATATAAATCAGAATATGTCAAAAGTTGCTATTATTTATACAGGTGAAACTAGAACTATTGAAACTACAATACAATACTTTAAAAATAACGTTTTATTAAATAGTAATTATCATGTATTTGGAGTAGTTCAATCTGATAACATTGAACATCATAATCATATTATTAGAGAAACAATTGGCTATAATCTTAAACACCTAACATGGTTTGATAAAAATAATCCAGAATGGATAACTTTGAGAGAAAATCAAATACAAAAAATGCACATAACTGATAGATGGAAAGACTATCTAAAAACTTCGGGATCAATGATTGAATATTATCAAATGTATTTAGCTTATCAATCACTAGAAAAATATGAAATAGAAAATAATATTAAATATGACTTTGTATTACGTTTTAGAACAGACACAGTTTTAAAAGATAGTATTGATTTCGATACTATTTTTGAAAAAACATATATACAAAATATTTTATATGAAATAAAAGATATTTTAAGTATTAATACTATTATATCTGAAGAAATTTTAGATATATTTATGAATTCATTTTATAGTAAAAATAGGATTTTATATAAAAATTGTGATGTTCCAAAAATTTTAGTTACAGATCAATTAAATAAATTATTAGAAATAAGTGATGAATACCAGTTTATTGAAGAATTAATAATTTATTTGAAAAATGGTAATTATATGATAAGTTTTAGAAAAAATCTGATTTATTTTTTAAGACGCGACCTTATGAATTATATACATGTGCTAGGAATAACATATGGAGATTATCTAGATGAGAAGAATTCATATTGGTTTGATGCTGAGTCACAATTAGAAAATATATGTGCTAGAAATAATATAGATAAATTTAATTCTACTACTGAGTTAGAAGGTAATTCATTATATAATTATCAACACTTAAATTATTATAATGAAAATGGAGAATTAAAACAAGATAATTATTCATTTTTTATTAAACGATACTAAATTTTTATTTTTAGTTTATATTATTATTTTTAGTTTTAATTATAATGAGTTGATTGTTTATCAAAAATCCAATGATAATTATTACTATGAACATGTGTTAAAATACGCTGTCTTAATGCTGGGGCAGATATTTTGCTATCTTTTGCAGCATCTGCTATCGTTTTAAACATTTTTTTCTCTCCAGTAGAACAACATATTTTTACTACAGGTTGTTCATTAAATTGTTCTTCTTTTGAAATACCTGAATAACGCCATAAAAAACCTTGACAAACTCTTTTTTCTCTAAGAGCAATTCCAACCGCACTTCCTGTAGTTAAACCCAAACTTCTACCAGCAGCTTCTATACTTTCAAAAGTTTTAATTACTTCACCAGTATCTTTATTTATTTGATCTATAGAACGTTTTGCTTTTCTAACTACTGGAACTTCAGGATCAACTTCTTCTGCCTTGGTTGAACAATTTGTATATTCATTATTTATAATAGATTGTAATTTTTGTAAATCATTAGCATTATCTATTAATAATTTTTCTAAATCAGATATTATATCAAAAATCATTTTAATATCTTCAAAAGAAGCCTCAAATTTATTATTTCCAAGACAAATACAATGTTGCTTTAAAAGAAATATCATATTTTTTTCTGAAAATGGATAAGAAACATTTATTTTATATTTCATTTCGCCATTTGAATATTGATTTTTCAAATTAGTAGTAAGAATTTCAAAATCTTTTTGTCTAGTAATTGAACAGATAAATCTCATATTTTCAAATTGATAACAATATAAAAAATAACCATATTTACATATAGCATAATTACTAGCAATTTTATTTTTTGTTTCATTACTAATATCATCTTCTCCTGTATAACTATTTAATTTATTAGCTGTATCAGTTAGTAATTTTTCTTTTTTATCTAATTCTTGTTTTAATTGAAGAATTTCTTCTTCTTGTCCTGCGTTTTTCTTTAGAAGTAAATTATAATTTTCAATATTATATTCATTTTGTTTTATTATTTCTTTAATATATTGCTCTACCTTTTCAATTGTAAATTCATCTTCATCCAATGCTAATAATTCTCTGTGGGTGATATCATCATTTGTTGTAATAAGTCGCAATCTTTTTTGAAGAATAGGATGTTTTTTAATAGCATTTTCTATTTCTATTTTATTTTTTACTTTATAGGCAGCATATAATCTACAATTTTCAAATGTTTTTTTGTGACATTTTACTCTTTCTGATAAATTATTACTTTGTCCAAATTTAATAACCGTTTCATGATACATTTTACTATTTGGTTTTCCCAGAGTTTTATTGTCAATTTTACCAATATAAATACATTGAGTATTTAATGGAAATTGTTCTACGATAGTTACTTCTTTTAACTTCTCTTTATCTTTTTCAACATTTTCTAATACTTTATTTTGTTGTTGAAGTTGTAATTTTAATTTATCACTTTCTTCATTAATTACTTCTTGAATTAATTCTTCCATTTTCATATAATAATCATGAATTTCATCTGCTTTTTTTGTTCCAGCTTTTAGACATAATGATTTAAATGTTTTTACATTTAACATAATTTTTTTAATATTGTGTCCACCCCTTCCTTTTTTTTGCTCACTCTCAAGAGTGAGCAAACATTTATAATCTTTATCAATTACAAAATATCTTTCCAATAATTCTTTTGCTCTTTGTTTCTGACAAAAATCCATCCATTTCCAAACATCATCTAAATCAATAATAAAATCATTTGTTGGGTGGTAATTTAAATAACAATAAAAACTTGTTAAAAATAATTGTTATTCAAATTCACTAAAATTTGTTTTTATTTTTGTTAATAATTTAACATTATAGTCAGAAGATAATTTTGTAATTGGATTGCTCTCAATTAATTCGATAATATCTAGTTGTTCCATTATAAATAATATAAGTGAATTATCTTTATATTATTTTCTATGATAATTGTTTTTGTTTTTGAAACCAAAAGCTTTTACTTTCATAAAGTAATAACTATTAACTTCAATGAAACTGAACCACAATTTCGACTTCTTCTTTCTTTATGCTTTTTGTAGCGGAAATTGATAACTCCTCACGTTTTTTTCGTGTCTTAGCATTTTCGACAACATTTTCTTTTCTTTTTGACGTGCTATTACGACTATTCATGTCCTTTTCGATCAATCCATAATTTTCATCAATATAATCGACAACTTTATTTTCGATCGCCCATTTAAAAAAATTTAGCTGACCAATAGTGGTCTCAATACAAGTTCCATTTTTATAAGGCACACTAATTCTCTCCCATCTACAAAATGGATCAAAACGTCGTTTACTATATGCTTTCAATTTGAGTTTATAATCCTGATAAACTTTAAATCTTATTGGTTTATTTGAATTATCATTAATTGTGTATAATGTCCAAAATTTTTTAGCATAATTTGTAGCAAACCAGTCTACAATACGCAATGATATTTTTGATTCTCCAGTAATTATCTTAAGCATTTTACTTAAATACTCTTCATTTTTATAAAATTCCATTAAGTTATTTAACAATAATTGGTTCTGCGTAGTATAATTAGCAGTATTACTCATTATCTTAAATCTTTTAAATATTTAAGTTGTTTAAAATATAAAATAATTTAATAATTAATCTATTCTAAAATTATATAATTTTATATTTTAAATAATTAATAACCTTACAATATATATATATGTCAAATCTTTTGTCATTAATATCTGGACCTTTAGACAAAAATGCTTGTTCTTATTTTTTAATATTAACAATCTTCTTTTTTGTTCTTCTTGTAATTGCTTTTTTATCAAATATTTTTGTTCTAATTAAAAATAGAAAGACCCTTTCATTTAGTAATATAATTGGAGGATTATATATGATATTTACTATTTTTATTGCTTATTTTGTAAATAGATTAATGTACACGGTTTGTGTTAAATCTTTTCAAACTTAATAATAATTATATTTCTTTTACACCTTGAGTTGTATTTTGAGGTTTTAGAAACTGATCTCGTATAGCTATATCATCTGCGTAACTACTTTCACCTAAAAAAGGATTAAACCCAATTTGTTGAACTAATTCTCTGTTAGCTATTTTAGTATCTAATTCTTCTCTCTTATTAGATACTTTAAAACCAATTCCATTTAAATTCTGATTTAAAATATCCCATGTATTTTCATCATGATGTAATGCTGATGTATAAGCAGATGTTTCAACTCCTTTACTAAATTCTTCATTTTCCATTTTTTCAACATGTTTTAATCGTCTAGATCTTTCATAAGGTTCACCCTTTGTCCATTTCCAGCTCTTCATTTAATTATTAAATTAAACGAAAATAAAAATACAACAAAATCGCATAAATTATTTAATTTAATAAGATTTAATTTTCTTTTTTTATAATATTTAATTGTTTTGTAAATAAAAAATTTTCATCACTTCTTCTTCGTCGTTTTAAATTACATTCTAAACATGCCAAATGAAAATTATCAATATTATGACCAACATTATTATCAATTCTATCAACGGACCATTGACATGTTTCTCTCGAAATATCATATAATACTAACATTTCTTTCATACAATATCTACATTTCAATTGGCATTCAATCAATTTTTCAATAACAGATTGAAATGTTAATAATTTATCTTCATTTAAATATTTTTTAATAATATCTTGATGTTTATAACCATATATTTTAGAATTTATTTGTTGAACAATAATTTTTGTTACATCATCAAAATAATTTAAATTATTATTTGATATATCTATAATCATTTTAATTTGATTATCATATTTATAATTTTCTTCATTAAAAGACCATTTTTTAGAAATTTCTCTTTTTTTTATTTCTTTGGCTAATTTATTTTCAGATAACATTTTTTTGATATGATATCTATTATTTGTCCCTTTTATGGTAATATTTTTACGAGTATCTTCATTATTAGAATCTTCCATATGTTATTAAAATATAATTATATTTAATAATTAACTAATATAAAAATTATTTATAAAATATATATTTTGTAAAACTAAGTTAAACTTATAGTTATATATAACTATATAAATAGATAAATGGAAAATACTGAACATGATAATACTATTGTAAATAATATAAATGAAGAATGTCAAGAGCTTAAAAATATAAAATATAAAACCATGTTATTAAATGGCACTCTTTTACATGAAACTAAATCTGCGAATGATTTATCAAATTTGGATAAATTTCTTGAAAATGAAAAAAATAATAATGTTAATGAACCATGGTGTAAATTAAATAAAACAATTAAAACTAAGAAAATTATTGAATTTATTGAAATTTATAAAATAGATAAAGAATTAACTCAAGAAGAAGGTGATAATTTAACTAAATTTTTAAAAGATTGTCTTGATAAAAAAAAATTATCACGTGTAAAAGATGTTATTTATGATAAAGTAAATGGAATTATTAAGGAAATTCCTGCGTTAACATATACAAAAGCAAATAAGCATTTTACACTTAAAAATATTGATAAAAGGATATCTACTTTAAAATCTCTAGCACCTAAAAAACTTCACGGAACTATTAGAAATAAAGTTGTTCATGCTGAAAATGATAATAATAACGAATCTGATGAAGAAACTGACAATTAATTTTATAATTTTATAATTACATAATATATGAAATTAGGATTTAATACATCTGGTAATTCACAGACAAATAATAGAACTACACTAGCTATTAGTTTAGGTAAATTACGTAATACTACAGCTTCTACAACACGTAAATTTAAATATTGTAATGCACGCTCTCCAGATTTAAATGTTACATTCAATTGCGTATTTAATGGAACTACTACTCCTACTATTGAAGACCAGTATTTTAATACTTATCACATATTAACTGAATATATTCCACCACTAGATGAAAATATACCAGCAGATGACACTATATTACAAGAAGATGACACTATATTACAAGAAGATGACACTATACCTCTAGATGAAAATATACCTATGCTTAGATCTTTTGCTCCACAAGCAAACATTATTTCTAGTGGACCATTTTCACCTAGTCAAATTAAGAAAGCCTACTCTATTACTAATGTTTCTCCATTAAATGGAGCAAGAAAACCTATTATTACTATTATAACCGCATTTTATAATCCATATTTAGTAAACGATGTAACAGCATTTGGAAGGTATTTTGGCTTACCTCCTTGTAATTTAAAGTTATATAATCTAGCAAGAACTAATACTTTTAACTCTGGATGGGCTATTGAAGTTACTCTTGATGTTCAATGGGCTTATGCTATTAATCCAAATGTCGAAATTAGAGTTATTTTTGCTAATTCAAATAGTTGGACTGATATATTTAATGCTATTAACTTTTCCAATAATAAAAATAATTTTTCACCTGCTGTAGATACAGATATATTGAGTATGTCATTTGGTTCTACTGATAACGGAGGTTTATCTTCTTATAACAATTATTTTAATAATACTAATACATTATACGTTGCTTCCAGCGGAGATACTCCATCTGTTAGTTTTCCATCTTCTTGTACAAATGTATTATCTATTGGAGGGACATCATTAAGATTAAATTCAGATAACAGTAGAAACAGTGAAACAGTATGGTCATCTTCTGGTGTTGGTTTTTCAAAATCCTTTCCTAAACCATCTTATCAGCCATTACTTAGAAATACAAATCTAAGAATAACTCCAGATGTAAGCTGTTTAGCTGATCCAATAACTGGAGGTATTGTAATTATTAATGGTAAATTATACACTGTTGGTGGAACATCTTTGTCGGCACCCATATATGCTGGTATGCTTTCATTAGTTCAACAAACTAGATTAAATAGTAAAAAAACAACATATACATCTGTTTCAAATAAATCTAATTCAATTCAACCTATTTTATATCGTAATACAAATAAAACATGTTATTATGATATTGTTTCTGGATCAAGTGGTGGATATAGTGCTACAACTGGATTTGATATTCCATCCGGATTAGGTGTATTTAACACAACTAGTATTATTCAAAATTTAAGCTAATAAACATTTACTTTTAATATAAATAAATAATTATATTAAAAACATTTAAAGTAGTATATATAGCAAATGGATAATTTAAAAATAGAAGAACTAGAAGACATACTTGATATACTAATATTTGAAGATAAACCTTCTATATTTACAGAAGAGTATACTTTACAATTTATTGAAACCGCATTACATCTTATGGATGAAACTATGACTTTAAATCCACGGCTTATTTTTGAAATTAATTTATATGATATTTTATTAGAAGATATAACAGATATTTTTTATGTTCAATTAGAAGAGCAGATAGATGATTTATATGATGGAGATGATATTGAAGATACTATAAATGATTTATTAGAAGAAGCTTGTAGTATTTTTATTGCTTCATTTTACCCAGATAAATATTCTGAATTACTTCAAAAATTTTCAGAAATAGATGAAATAATAGATGATACTATTAAATTTTTTGAAAATATTGATAATAATAAGGATGATAATAATAATGAAATTAATAAAACGCTTATTATTGAAGACAAAATTAATTATTTAAGAAGTATTCCACAGCCTATTCAAAGAACACATGAATGGTATCAATTTCGTTGGAATTTAATTACTGCTAGTAATGCTTGGAAAGCGTTTGAATCACAATCTGCTATAAATCAACTTATTTATGAAAAATGTCAACCTATTAAATCAATTAATGACTTTGGAGATATTGAAAATAGTCAAGAAGTTAAAATGGTTAACATAAATACACCACTTCATTGGGGACAAAAATATGAACCATTATCGGTTATGATTTATGAGCATATGTATAATTCAAAGATTGAAGATTTTGGTTGTATTCAACATTCTTCTTATAAGTTTATTGGGGCATCACCTGACGGTATCGTTGTTAAATCTAATACAGGGCGTTATGGTAGAATGATTGAAATCAAAAATCCAGTTTCACGAGAGATAACAGGAATACCAAAAAAAGAATACTGGGTTCAAATGCAACTTCAAATGGAAGTTTGTGATTTAGATGAATGTGATTTTTTAGAAACTAAATTTTTAGAATATCCTAATTATGAAAGTTATAGAGATGATTCAGTAACATCATATGATTTAAGTGGAAAAGAATTTAAAAGTTATGTTATAACAAAAAATAATTCATATAAAGGAACTATTATTTATTTTCATACAAAAGAAGGGGCACCATATTATGTTTATCAACCATTAAATTTATATTTATATGAAGATATAACTAATTGGGAAGAAGAAAATATTGAAAAATACCAATCCGACGCTTATAATTATACATTTATAAAATTTATTTACTGGAAAGTAGAAAAAATTAGTTGCGTTCTAGTATTAAGAAATCGAGAATGGTTTAAAAATAATATTGGACAATTAGAAAAAGTATGGAAAATAATTGAAGAAGAACGAATTACTGGATATCAACATAGAGCACCAAATAAAAAACAAAAGAGTGAAACTTATAAACCCTATGTAAAGAATACTGTTGAACAAGGTTGTTTTTTATTTAATAAAATAATTAAAGTTGATACTTAGTAATTTATATGTTAAACTTAGTATAAAATATTAGATATATTCGTTCTATAAGGTAAGCTATCAATTAACTGTTCATTTATTTTGAAATATCCAACGCGTGTTCCAGGACATGTAGGATTTAAAGGTGGTAATGGTTCAATATAATTGCTGGCAAGAAATTTATCATGATAAAGAGCTCCACACACACTCGCAGGTGTACATCTTCCTATATCAGGATTATTTGGAAAACGAATATTATTTGTTATTTGATCATATGAACCAACTTTAAACACAGGATAACGCCACCACATATCATAAGAAGTTTCATCTGAAATCTGATTTTTACCAATTGGTGGATAAGTGTCTTGAACTAATACATTTGTTTGTGATTCTGGAAAATTTCCAAAAGCATTGTCTAAAGTATAATTTGAGAACCCTTCAAACATTTGTAGAGAGTTTGACATTTTAAAAAATAATGGTAAACCTATAGCTAATACTAAAATTAAAAATAAAAACAATATTTGGTTCATATATATAATATGAATAATTTTATTTTATATTTAAAAAATCAATATAAAATTATTCATATTATATATATAAATATGAATAGTTCAATAGAAATGCGTGTAACCAAACGTAATGGTGAATTACAAGATATTGCTTTTGATAAAATATTGGAAAGAGTTAAAAAATTAGGACAAGAAGCAAATATTCAAATAAATTTTTCTTCTCTCGTAATGAAAGTTATTGATCAATTATATGATACAATACCAACTGGTAAAATTGATGAATTAGCAGCAGAACAATGCGCATCTATGTCTACAAATCATCCAGATTATGCTACTTTTGCTGGTCGTATCAGTGTATCTAATCACCAAAAAAATACTGATCCTCTTTTTACAAATGTAATTACAAAATTATATGAATTTACTAATTCTAGGAGAGAAAATAAATCACTTATTTCACAAAAATTATTTGAA